GCGTAGGCTTTGGCAATCTCGGCGGTTGTCATTTGACGAACTCCTTTAAGAAGTCAACGATGACTTCTGAAACTGTCTTGCCCTCTGACCGCGCCTTCGCCTTTGCCCGCGCCCACAGTTGGTCGCTGACTCTAACTGAACGAATCTTCTTCACTTTTGCCTCCTAAACCAATGAATCGCAATTCCTAGAAACAAACCTGTCCAAAACCAAAACTGAACCATCGCTTGCCAACCGGCAAGGTGAGTGCCGAAGAGTAAATCCCACATCACTTGACCTCCTTATCCTTATGAACTGATTGCAGATGATTAACAAGTGTTTGATGGGCGAAGTTGGATCGAACTTCAATTTCCTTGCCACAGATAGGGCAAGCAACTATGCGATTGGCTGGCATTATGCAACCTGCATTTCTTTAGTTAAATCCTTGACGGATAAACCCCAACCATAAAAAGCAACTTGCTTGTGACTATCAATCAACCGTGTCAATGGAGTCCGCATACGATCAAAGAGCTTGCGATCGACATCGATAAAAGTCAGAACTACAACGATGTTGTGACGAGTTGCAAAGTATGAAACTAAAGTCTGATAGTCAGCATTTTTGCGAACTGTTTCTACTTTGCGAACAATGCTTTTCAAATCTTTCTCGGTTACATCTTGTTCAAAGTGGAACTCGATTGATACTGCCTCTGTATTTGTCATTGCTACCTTTCGCGGAGCTACTTGGTTTCGCTCCAATAAGAGGACTCTAGGGCTTGTGCCTACACTTGTCAATACACAAGCAACTAGACACCTTCGGCGTGTCGGGCTTAGGGTGTCAGCCCTTCCCCTCATACTTATCCACAACCAACAAGAGGGGGATTTATGACTTTTCAGATATTCGTTGCCCTAATGGGCGTTCTAGCCCTATTTTGGGCAATCCTAGAGGCGGAGGCAAGGCTACGCCCAACCGAAGCCGAGCAGACCGTCAAAGAATTCAAGAGGCACCTGGAAGGCTTAGGCAGGGCAACCCGCCGATGAGCAACCTATTCTCGATCCACAATGCCTCTGACGGCTCCTTTGTCCTCTACCTAGAAGAACCCGATGCCAACCTTGACTTGCTTGAAGATGTAATGGCTCAGGTTCCAATGTTTCATCTCGCCCGACTACGCGACCACTCAGGCATCGATTCGATGAAGTCCTTAGATGCAGCCAGGCTTCTCGATAAAGTCCGTCAACAGGTGCCTGAGTGCGTGGTCAAAGTCGCTCAAATGAATGAACAAGAGGCGCTGGCTTTGGCAAAGGCGCTCGTTGAATCTGTGCAGTTCGCCCGCGCCGTTGCCGGTCGCCCTGCCGCATTGGAGCTGATTAAGTAATGGCAAATCCCAACGGTCGCAAGGGTTCCGCATTTGAAATCGGAGTTCTCAAGTGGTTGCGTTCTCGCGGTGTCAGCGCCGAACGCTTGCGATTGTCGGGTGTTAAAGATGAAGGAGATATCGTTGCGATTGTCGCTGGCAAGACTTATGTGCTTGAACTTAAGAACCGAAAGTCAATCTCGCTTCCGACCTTTTGGGATGAGGCCGTCAAAGAAGCCAAGAACTATGCAAAAGCCAGGGGGCTTGAAAAGACTCCGCCGGCGTTCGTCATAGTTAAAAGAAGAAACGCATCCATTGAGGATGCTTTTGTGATCCAGGATTTAGAGAGTTGGTTGGCAGAGAGAGAATGAATGCTTTTGAATTCTATCCGACACTTCCAAAGTTACCGAATGCTCTCTGCCGTGATTACCCATTCCCGAACTTATTTTTTCCCGATAGCAAAGCAGAAGAGGCAAGGAGCCTCCCACTTGCGCAAGCAATTTGCGCAGGATGTCCTGAAAGAAAGGAGTGCTTGGAATACGCGCTCAATGAAGAAATACCCCACGGCATTTGGGCAGGCACAACGCCTGCGATGCGAGGGTTTGCCGGAAATAGTCAGCGAAAATTGTTCGTCAACAATGTCGCTCGCAACATTCGGCAGCTTTATCAACAGGGGCGCACTCATCAAGAAATCGCAGAAATCTGCCGAGTCGAAATGAACTATGTGACTCGCGTGATTAAAAGATGGAATGCGAAATTGGAAGGAGAAAGCCAATCACAACCAATCGAAAGACCCTCAGAGGGGTCGCCATCATCATCGGGGTTTCAGCAATGACATCAATGATTGTCAACGCTGGATTCGCACCACAACAAGCAATTCCCGCTTCACCTGTTGTCATTTACAAGGATCGACCATTGCTCGACCAAGTAGATGCCAAGAAGGTTGCTAAAGAATTGCTAACAAAAACTCAATATCAATGCCTTGCTAAATTATTGGGCAAGGAATCAGCTTGGCGGGCTTCTGCAAAGAATCCCACTTCAAGTGCAAAGGGCATCGGTCAATTATTAGATGCCACCTATCGCAACCTTGGAATGAAACATTCTGAGGCTTCGGTGCCACAACTCGTGGCAACGCTCGCCTATATCCATAGGCGACACAAGACTCCCTGCCACGCCTGGAGTCATTTTGAACGCAACCTTTGGTATTGAAGGAGAACCAATGAGTGTGCAAATCGAACCTGGGGCGGTCATCTTTGATGACAACACCGCCCAATGGCTCAAGCAATACCGCGATGCTTTAGTCAAGGTCAAGGAATGGCAAGAAGTTGCCGACATTGCGCGGTCACATCTTGAGGCTGCGATTGGCGACAATGAACACGCCATCTATCAAGGCCAAGAGGTCGTTCGCTGGTCAACCGTTACCAGTAAGCGTTTCGATGTTAAGAAGGCAAGAGAAACCTTGCCGGAGAATGTCATTGCGCTCTTTGAAACCGAACAGATTTCAAGAAGATTCACTCTCATCGATCAGGATAATGCCTGATGCCAAGAGTGACCTTCCCTGAAATGGATGAACCAATAGTGCCGGAAATTCCTGACTATGACGACGAAGATGAGGATGATTGATGACCTTTGCCTCACCGCATAAGCCGAATAAGACTCTTGCAATGGAACTTGCACAGATGATTCACGATGCCGGCGTTTGGACTCCACGCGCCCGACAAGTCGCAATCGGCCCGTCAGAGATGGGTCACGAATGCACTCGCCGTCTTGCTTACAAGTTGCTTGATTGGGAACAAGTAAATGTCGCTCAATCAAGCAACTGGGCAAGCCAAGTCGGGTCTGCAATTCACGCTCATCTCGCTGAGATATTTCGCAAGAAAGAAGGCTTTGAAGTAGAGCAGAAAGTCACCATCCGTGGACAACTTGCCGGCACCGTCGATCTCTTTGACACGGTGCGTGGAATTGTTATGGATTGGAAGACTACTGGCTACACAAAGTTGCAGGAATATCGCAAGAGTGGCGCAACCGCTCAACATATAACCCAGGTGCAACTCTATGGCTATGGCAAGGCGCAGAGCGGGGCGAAGGTCAACAAAGTCGCCCTGGTCTATCTGCCAACATCCGGCAGCCTAGATGAGATGCACTTAGAACTGCACGACTACGATGAAAAGGTAGCTCTCGAAGCACTCGCAAGAGTTGATGACATTACCGCTCTTCTTGCTCAATTAGATGTCGAAAGCAATCCTGCAATGTGGGATGTGATTCCAAAGGTCGCCTCAAGAAACTGCAACTGGTGTCCTTATTTCCTCCCATATTCAACTGAAACTGCAAAGGGATGCTCAGGTGATACCCAATGAGGAAAGAACTTTTAGTTGTGACCTTGAAACCCTGGAAAGAGACTGTTCTTTACTGGGTGGCGCGAATGTTAGGTCTAAGAGGTCTTCCAGTTGGATTGATTGCCTATGAAGATGAAAATGAGAATTTGATGACAATAAATGACATCAAACGCAATGAAGAAGAAAGCCAAATGAATAGAGAGGAAAATCGGGGATGACATTCTCAAGCCCTAGCAATACCTCAGAAGGGGTTAAGGTCGCCGACCTTGCCAACCACCTTCTGATAATCACTCCTGTTGAATACAAGACAGGAATTCAGACCGTTCACGGACTAGCCGAAGCGGTCGAAGTCAATGTCGTTGACCTTGACACGAACACCGAACACGCATCACTACTTTGGTTCAATGTCGGCCTTCGCAATTCTTTGAAGAGCAAAGTGGGACAGAAGGTTCTAGCTCGCATCGGGCAAGGCGCTGCCAAGCCAGGAAAGAGCGCACCTTGGATTCTTGTCGATGCAACCGGCGATGCCTCCGCCGTTGCCAAAGCCAATGCCTACCTTGGCTCGGCACCGGCACCGGCACCGGCGGTGGCCAAGGCTGCCAACCCAGTTCTTGATCCAAACAATCTGCCACCGGAAGTGGTTGCATTGCTCGGTCAACTAGGAGCTAAACCGGCATAAACATTCGTCGTGGCTTAATACCTTTCGACACGACGAAAAGAAGAGCAGGGCTTTGCAGCGACTTCGGGGGCGCTTGATGGTTCGACTCCATCATCTTCACTTTAAGAACAAAACCGATAGGGGGATAAATGCAAGAGCAGTTCATCATTCATCACGGCGATAATCGTGATGTCTTGAAGACTTTGGCTGATGATTCGGTGGATTCAATCGTCACCGACCCGCCTTATGAGCTCGGCTTTATGGGCAAGAGTTGGGATGCATCGGGAATTGCTTATTCAGTTGAACTTTGGAAAGAAGCCTTGCGAGTCCTAAAACCAGGCGGTCACTTGCTCGCCTTCTCCGGCTCTCGCACTTATCACCGAATGGCAGTTGCCATCGAGGATGCTGGCTTTGAAATCCGTGATCAGATTATGTGGATTTATGGGTCAGGGTTTCCGAAGTCGTTGGACATTAGTAAAGCACTTGATAAAAACGAAGGTCATTGGAGAGGTCGCGCTGGCAAAGTTGTATCAGACAATGGCTCAATGTCCGGCGGTAATTATGAAAGAACTCCAAAAGGGCCGCCATATACGGAAGAGGCGAAGCAATGGCAGGGCTGGGGCACCGCTCTAAAGCCCGCGCACGAACCCATCGTTGTCGCCCGCAAACCGCTAATCGGCACCGTCGCCGCCAATGTGCTGACCTATGGCACCGGCGGGTTGAACATCGATGCGAGTCGGGTTTCGTCTAGTGATAATTTTGAAGGTCTAGTTGGCAGACCAATTCAGAAACTCGCCACTCGCCGTGATGGTGAAACTGATGATGAATACCGCGAAAGAGTTTTAGAATCACCGGCGCAACAAGAGGCGCTTGCGAAATTAAAAGAACTAGGCCGTTGGCCCGCCAATGTCATTCACGATGGGTCGGATGAGGTTGTTGAGTTGTTTCCTGATACTAAAGGCAAAGTGGGAATGACTAAACACGCAAGTGGAACAAATAAAATTTACGGTGATTTCAATCGTTCTGATAATTCCTTCATAAATGATGGCACATCAGACTCAGGCTCCGCCGCCCGCTTTTTCTATTGCGCCAAGGCAAGCAAGCGCGACCGCAATGAGGGCCTTGATGGGTTTGAGGCGGTAAGAATTCACGATGGCAGGCAAGAAGGCTCTGTCGGTGGCTCAAATCCGAGAAATCGCACTAACAATTACAGACAGAATCATCATCCAACCGTCAAACCAACCGACCTTATGCGCTATCTCTGCCGGCTTGTCACGCCTGCGAATGGCATCGTTCTCGATCCATTTATGGGTTCGGGTTCAACTGGCAAGGCTGCGATTTATGAAGGTTTCAAGTTCATTGGAATTGAAATGACCGATGAATACTTGCCGATTGCGAAGGCGAGAATTGAGTTTGCACTAAATGAGATGGCGAGCAAATTATTGTGAGCCTTCTTATTTTTGACTTATTTTCCGGCACAGGTTCTTCGACTCAAGCATTTCAAGATGCTGGTCATCGAGTATTTAGATTTGAGTTAGATACTTCCTTTGAAGCTGAAGAATATGTCAATGTTTTTGACTTATCTGTTGATTATCTTTTAGAAGTTTATGGCAAGCCGGACTTTGTTTGGGCTTCGCCACCTTGCACCGCCTTTAGCGTGGCATCAATGGGGCATCATTGGCAATCAGGTGGTTTGAATCCGGTTCCAAAAACTCAAGCGGCGATGGAAAGCCAAGAACTTGTTGCTCATACTCGCAAACTTCTTGAAGGATTAAATCCTCAATTTGGATTTCTTATTGAAAACCCAAGAGGGATGCTTCGCAAATTGCCGGTAGTAAAACATTTACAACGGCAAAGCGTGACCTATTGCCAATATGGTGACAAAAGAATGAAGCCGACCGACCTGTGGGGAGTTGTGCCTAATTGGAAACCGCGTGAAATGTGTAAAAATGGCGCACCTTGTCACGAAGCAGCGCCTAGAGGATCGACAACTGGAACTCAAGGAATTAAAGGCGCGAAGGAACGGTCAAGGGTGCCTTATGCCTTAGGTGAGGAATTACTTAAAGCGATAAATCAAACAAGGGGGATAAATGCCTGAATACACTTACACCTGCGGAGCTTGCGGTCATACTGAGACCCAATGGAGGCATGTCTACACCGACGGCGACATCAACCCGCCACGATGCCCGAAGTGCGAAATCCCAATGACTAGGCAATACATAAACGGCGGGGTGATTTACTAATGAAGTCTTATGCAACCTATGGCGAGGATGCCATTTTTGAAGGTATCTGCAAGCGTTATGAGTGGATTAAGGGTGAAGGTGAATACTTACCGCCTCAATGTTATGTCGAAATCGGTGGCTTTCATCCGATAATTGACTCAAACACTTATCACTTCTATAAAGAGCGCGGATGGGCAGGCAGTATCTTTGAGCCTAACCACATTCACAATTATTACTTTGAAACGGATCGACCGAGAGATAAATTCTACAACTTAGCCGTCAGCGACAAAGCCGGCGAAGCTGAGTTTCTTATCTTTAGCGATGGTGACAACTCCAACACCATCAATGCCGACTTTGCCGGCCTAAAGACCAGAGCGCAGGGAACGCCAGTTGAGCGCAAGAGAATCGTTGAAGTTATTAGCCTAGAAGATGCCCTTGATTTACACAGCGCGGTCTTTGGCTCTGACATCTTCTTGCTGTCAATCGATGCCGAAGGTGAAGATGCCAAGATTATTGATGGGTATGACTTTAAGACCTACCGCCCGCTTTTTATTATGGTTGAAGACAAACCAGGGATTTGCTTTATGCCTAATCTTGGCATCATTCGTTCTCTGCTTCTAGCTCGCAATTATGTGCCGGTCGCTGCCTCGCTGATGACTACCATTTATGTCGATGCCAATGACCCTATGAGTGATGACATTATCAAGATGGGGAGGTTTGACAAATGAAAACGGCGGTGTCACTTTTCGCCGGCGTTGGCGGATTTGATTTGGCTTTAGAGCGTTGTGGCTACATTGTAGCCGCATCAGTTGAATGGGATAAGAACGCACAGAATGTTTTGAGAAGGCGATTTCCGAACGCCACAATTTTCGGCGACATCCAGGGGGTTACAGGTGAGCAACTTATACAAGCAGGATTCGATCCTTCAGATGGAATCATCACAGGAGGATTCCCCTGTCAAGATTTATCAGTTGCCGGTCGAAGAGCAGGATTGGCAGGAAAACGGAGTGGACTTTTTTGGGAAATCTGCCGACTCCTTGACGAAACAAGAGCGCAGTCGTTTATCCTCGAAAATGTGCCTGGTCTTCTTTCCTCAAATAACGGAAGAGACATGGCCGTCGTCATTGAAGCGTTGGTCAAACGCGGGTATCGCGTGGGATGGCGGGTGCTTGATGCTCAATACTTTGGAGTTCCCCAACGCCGTCGTCGAGTCTTCATTGTCGGATGTCTTGGAGACTCAGGGCGAACACCTGAAGAAATACTCGCTATCGCAGAAGGCCGCGCAGGGTATCTTGCGCAGGGCGGGAAGACGAGGAAAGCAACTGCCGGAGCCACTACGAAAAGCGCTTGAGAATGTGGTTCACGAAAGCCAAGAGAGCGCAGACTAACGAAGATTTTGAGACTTGGGTTGCGGGGGGGGGTTGTGCCAACATTAAACGGTTTTGATTGCGGTGATACGAGAGCGACTGTCATTATTCTTGATGGCACTCGCGTTGGTGATGTCAGAGTTTATGAAGATTCAGTTATGCAAACAGTAATTCAACGATGGGGAACAGGGGGAGGGAATGTGCCTGCAATAGCATTTCACAGAAAACAAAATCCTATTAGTGGAGAAGTTTCGCCGGCATTAGGAACAACAACCGAAGGAATGGGTGTTGCAACGCCACAAGTTGTCCGTCGCCTGACACCGACAGAGTGCGAAAGATTGCAAGGCTTTCCTGATGGGTGGACAGATGGCCAAGCCGATTCGCACCGCTATAAACAAATGGGCAATGCGGTGGCGGTGCCGGTTGTCCAATGGATTATTGAGCGGATGACAAAATGAGATTTGCCTATGCCGATCCGCCTTATTACAAACAAGGCAAAAGACTTTACGGCAAACTCCACGAACAGGCTGCGCATTGGGATTCTCAAGATAATCAGCGAGCATTGATTGACCGACTTAAAACTGAGTTTCCTGATGGTTGGGCAATGTCTTGCAATCCTGCCGATTTGCATTGGCTTCTTGAAGGTCACGAAGACATAAGAATTTGCGCTTGGACTAAAACTTTTCATCAAATTCGTGGCACTTCCGTTCAATATGCCTGGGAACCTGTATTGTTATTCAAAGGTCGTTACATAAAAGCACAAAAGCCAATGGTTAGAGATTGGATTGCTTGCCCAATAGCAATGAAGAAAGGACTTGTTGGCGCTAAACCTGACAAGTTCAATGATTGGATTTTGCAGTTGCTCGGTTTTCAAAAGGGGGATGAAATGGTTGACCTATTTCCAGGCACCGGCGGAATGTCAGAGGCGGTGGCTCGTATAAATGAAAACTGACATCCTTTTAACTGCACTCGAACTTGCCAACGAAGGCATCTCAGTCGTGCCAGTTGCCACCGACGGATCAAAGCGCCCTGGGGTTTCTACCTGGAAGCAATACCAAGAGAGGCGACCAAACACCGAAGAATTGATGACCTGGTTTTCTGATGCGCAAGGCGTTGGAGTTATCTGTGGAAAAGTATCAGGCAATCTTGAAATGCTTGAACTTGAGGGCCGAGCGGTCGCTGACAAACTTCACATTGAACTCAAAGAGATGGCTCATAACGCTGGCCTCGGCGAAGTTTGGGAGCGCATTAACAATGGTTATGTAGAGATGACACCATCAGGCGGATTGCATTGGCTCTATCGCCTAGAAGGTGAAGTGCCAGGAAATACAAAGCTCGCAAGAAAGCCAGGAGAAAACGGCGGGATTGATGTCCTAGCCGAAACAAGAGGCGAAGGCGGCTTTGTCATTGTCGCTCCGACAAATGGCACCTGCCATCCATCAGGTGGTTCTTGGAAGATGCTAAATGGCGGGCCGAAGTCAATTCCGACCTTGACGGTTGCCGAGCGCACCCAACTCCACTCACTCTTTGCTACCTTCGATGCCATCCCGAAGCAAGAGAACATCCAGGAAGAACTCAAGCCTAAAGGCGAAGGTCTAACACCAGGCGATGATTACAACGCAAAAGTCACCTGGGAGCAGATTCTTGAGCCTCTCGGTTGGACAAAGGTTCACACTAATCGAGCCGGAGTGACGGCCTGGAGAAGACCAGGCAAGAGCGAAGGCATCAGCGCCACAACTAATCACGCCGGCATTGACAAGTTCTTTGTCTTCACTTCATCGACCATCTTTGAACCCGAAAGAGCCTATTCAAAGTTTGCCGTCTATGCTCTTGTCGAACACGCCGGAGACTTCTCGGCTGCTGCCAAAGCCTTGCGAAGCCTTGGCTACGGCGAAGCCCGCAAAGAACTCGGAACGCTTGAAATCCACGCACCTTCGATGGTTCAGCTTCACAACGAAGAAGGCGAAGTCATTGAATCTTCGTGGATACCAAAGCAACTCTCAGAAATTGACCTAGAAGATGAAAACCCGCCGACAATGCTGCGCAGAGAGGATGGCAACTGCCTGCTCTATTCGGGCAAGATAAATGCAATCTTCGGCGAATCAGAATCAGGCAAAACTTGGCTTGCACTAGAAGCCATCCGCCAAGAGCTAGAGAAGAACAACATCGTCTTCTATCTTGATTTTGAGGACTCGGCAAGGGGCATCCTAAATCGCTTGAAAACGATGAATGTGCCGACCGAGAAGTTCAAATTCTTCCGTTATGCCAACCCTGACCAAGCAATCGAACCAGGGGTCGCTGAACTAATGCGAACCGAGATTATGGCCTACCTGCCAACTCTCATCGTCGTTGACGGCGTAAATGCAGCGATGAATCTGATGAACCTAGACCTTGAGAAAAACAAGGATGCGACCACCTTTTCACAGACAGTTCTTCGCCCGCTTCGTGTCGGTGGCGCTGGCATCCTGACCATTGACCATGTGACCAAATCCAAAGACAACCGTGGCAATTACGCCATCGGCGCTCAGGCAAAGCGAGCTGACATCGATGGTGCGGCTTTTGCCGTGTCGGTGTCATTGCCGTTTGGCCGTGGCATTGACGGTGCCTTAGAAATAACTTGCACAAAGGATCGACCAGGCTTTGTCCGTGCCATCTGCCCTGATGCCAAGACCGTCGGCGTTGCCAATGTCCGCTCTGTCGGTGACGGTCAGATTTCGGTCAGTATTACAGGCGGAGCGATTCAGGTTTCAT